GGTTCCACTCAATGGCATTTTTTATCTGGAATGTTCTATTAGAAACTGTCTTGATAATCTCTTCAAGAAATTTCAACATAATGTCATAGTATCTGATTTTGAGATCTATTTTATTCAGTCTCTCATCAGCATCCAGGTGCCTTTGTAATGCCTCTTTATCTCTAACTTTATACGGAAATGGTTCTTCGATATAAACTTCTGCTGGTGCCTTTCCTGAGTAGTAATTATATCGATCAAGTTTTACTTTATTGTAAGTTTCTCTTGCCTTTTCACGTAAGAGAGTTGTGGTATTGTAGATTGTATAATATTTGGAATGAAGTTGTGGAATTTTTAAAGATTCATCGTGCAAATTGTCAGGATCTATGATAGAATCTCTTTGCCACATCTCCTGAATTTCATCAAGATTCATAAAGGTTTATTCTGTAAATTTAATATATCGTAAATAGTATACTTGAAAGATACCTCTGCTGTAAAGTATTTTATATCAGTATCCGTGGATGTAAATTCTAAAGAAGTTAAAGATACTGGGAATAAATCTCTAAACTTAATTTGTGCCTTTGCGTTGTAATTGCTATTTAAGATTAATAAAGTCCCATCACTAAAGAAATTCAATGGATCTCTATCTCCATCTTCATTTAACATGTTATCAAACTGCTTTGCCGATTCTGGAAATCCAAGACTAGTCATCCAATTATGGATTGTTACATAATTCACTAAATCTTCATCAACTAAAAATCTCAAAGTTAAATCTGAATATTCTAATTGATCACCTGGTACATCAATTTGCTTCAAATACGTTGTTTGCTTTTCAGTTTGCAATACTATTTGTGGTATTTTTGCAGAATTGCAGAAAAAAGAAACTTTAGGGTATTTTGCCAACGAAAATTGAAATCCTACTGGAGATAAGAAATTTCTATTACTTATTTGTTTATTAAAAGGAGAGGTTGCCATTTAATTTTTTATAAAGGAGAAAACATAGTACTTCCAACAAGTCGTTTTACAAATTTATCAGAATATGACGAATTTGATTTTTTAGGTTGTTTTTTTGGAGTTAATGACATAGGAGGTGGCCCAGCAGGTCTCATTGCAGATTGAATATTTTTTTGGGTAGTTTTATCGAGTTTAAATACACTATTTGGACTTATTGGATCACCTACTGCTTCCTCAATAAATTGCTTGAATGTTTTCATTCTTTTTATTTTTATTTAGATAAAAAAAGACCCCCTTTCGGGGGTCTGATAGATATGTGAATCGAGATCACATGAGGTTGTTAACTCTAACTCTTCTGTAGTATGCGTTAGCGTTACGGTTAAGAGCACCTTGACCGACATCAAAACCTTCAGCAAATGGATTTGCAACAAGACCGTAACGGGTCTTAAATCCAATTTTTGGTTGGAAGGTGTTCTCGCCAACTGCACGAACCATTTGGAGAGGAACGTATGGGCAATAGAACAGACCTGCATCATAAGGTGAAGAACCCTTATAACCAACAACATAGTACTGACTACCAACAGCTCCTGGGTTTGAACCACCAGAATATGGGTCAATATATACACGATACTTACCTTGGAGAACACCAGCGAAGGTGTTACCAGTGTCATCAACCTGGAGGTTTGCGTTAAGTGCTGGGGTGTAATCAAGAACACCTGCCATGGTGAGTGCCGAAGCAACATCAGCAGAGCACATGATCATGTTACCCTTTCCTCTACGAGTTGTTTGTGCGATTGCGTTTGCATCGCGCTCGATTTGGAAGATAAGACCCTTGAACTTCTCAACAGACCAACGACCGTTTGAATCAACATCAAGGTCAAATACACCAGACTGAGCAACGTTATGCTGAGCGCCAGGCTTAGCGACGTTGTAGATGGTGCGGATGATCTCTCTGTTGATTTCAGAAAGAATTTCAGTCGAAAGAATGTTTGCGAGTTCTGCCTCAGCATTCAGACCGTGAATTGCCTTCAGGTCTTGAGCGAGTTCGAGTGAGTACTCAGCCTTCAGTGCTCTTGACTTTGCAGTAACGGTGACTTTCTCGATTGAGAATGCCATCTGGTTGAATTCACCAGTGTCACCACCAAGACCTTCTGCACTATCGGTACGCATACCTTGACCTACGTTGTAGGTAGATGCGTCACCTGTTTGAGGATTGGTTCCATCAAGAATTCCTGGATTTGAACCTCTCTGGGAAGTAGTACCCATACCAACGGCACCATTGGTGAATCCAGTGGTGACATTGAATGAATTACTCTGACCAGAGAATGCAGAATCAACTTCGTTGAAGAATGCTTCTGTTCCAGATTGGTTATTATAACGGGAACGCATTGCGAAGATGAGTCCAGTAGGACCATTCATTGGTTGAACGCCGCAAAGGTCATAAGCGACCAGATTTGGCATTGCGCGGCGGATCAATGAAATAAGAACAGGATCGAAACCTGCGGTAGGACCAGCATTGAATCCTTGAGCACTGCCACCAAAACCTGCAGCACCTGCTGTAGAAGCAGTGGCATTGGTGATTGGCGCCTCGTAGAGAAACTCACGAGCTTCACGAAGTTCTCTTTCTTGGTTTTCGAGCAGGATAGCGGTTACAGATCTACGATGTGAATCTTTGATCTCATCGAGTCCTTGATAATCAAGGATAGGAGCCCACTTCTCCTGCAAATATTCTGCATTGAACATTTGCATTTGTTTTTACCTCTTTTAAAAAATTAGTTTGATTAATATGATTTAAAAATCACTTTTTGGCGACTCTACTAAGAGTCTGAAGATATGCAGTCATCATTGGTGTTGTAGACTCGTTTAAGTCTTCATAGTATGAATTATTATCTTCAGATAATGTTTCTGAGTCATCTTTTTGAGCACTAGTAGGTCTAGTTGGGAAATAAGATTCCCTCAAAGTTACCAGTTTCTCACGATAGTTTTCTTCACTATCAAACTCAACATTTTCCGCAAGAGAAGCGAGTTTTTCCTTCTGTGAAAGTGCAAGACCTTCAGAGATTTCTGCAAAAATTACATCAGAAACTGACTCAGCTAATCTTTTATTCAGAGCAACATTTCTTTCTATTTGCTCGTTGAGTTTTGCTTCCATTTCATCAAGTTTATCTACCATATTCTCGATAACATCATATCTATCTTCAGGGATTGATACATAATGATCTTCAAAAAGACTCTTCATTCCTGCAAGGAATGATTCGGTCATTTCAGTCTTAAGACCGTGCTCAACTGCAAGTGCATTCTCTTGAATCCACTCATCAGCAACATATTCAAGATAAGTATCTAAACGCTCGGTAAGTTCTTGCTTGATGAACTCAACCTCTTCAATCAAAGCATTTTCATAAGTGGTTTGAAGTTCTTCCTTAATGTCAGAAACTTTTGAGCGAATAGCAGCTTCAAAAATAGTACGTGCTTTTTCTTGGAATTCTTCGGAAAGTTCTTCTCCTGCAAGAAGAGCATTTACATCATCTTCGATGCTGAATTCTTCTTCGGCAACTACTACTTCTTCTTCTTCAGTTTCAACTTCTTCTACTTCTTCGTGCTCTTCTTCGGCAACTTCTTCATCTACAATTTCTTCTTCAACAATTTCTTCTTCGGAAATTACTTCATCATCTTCATCTAATGATTCTTCTTTAACAGAAGATGCTTTAGCATTTACAACATTCTTTACTTGAGCAAGAGTTGTTGCTGGATCTTTAATTTTTGCAGACTCGTCATCTGGACGATAGTTTTCTGGAGTAGGGCCACCTAAATCTTCCCATGCACCAGTTTGCCCTGGTGTTGTAACACCAGAAGCATTTCCAGATTGCATTGGTTCTGCAGGTTTTGCGCCTTTGGTTACTACGTTTTCCATTTCTTGTAAATTTTTACCAACGGACATTTTTTTAGATCTTTTTATTATAATCTATATTTATTTATAATTTATAAATTTGAAAGAAATTCTTGGAACAATAAAACTTTGTTCTCCTGAAATGTTCTTTCATCAACTAAGGTATTAATTTTATTTTTAGTTTGTTCCGCGAGTTTCTCACGAAGAATTCCTCCTTCCCAAACCCACTCTTTACCTTCCATAATTCCCTGAACAAAAGCATCTGGTGCAGAAGGATCGGCAACTATATCTGCTGCAGTTGCAAGCATAAAATCTTCACCAACAATTTTATGACCCTCATTAGTCATTTTAAGTGAACCAACTCCACGAGAAGAAACACCTAAAGTAACTCCTTCACCAATAAGAGATTTTGCAATCTTACCCATGGGAGTTTCTAAAAGTTGTGCTTTACCTTTAAAATTGTTACCTTCTGCGGTTAAAGATACAATTTTATGAGACACTCTATCCAAGTTTACAGTTGGACCATCTGGATGACCCAACTCACCTAAAGCACGACCTTTATTGATAAACGATTCCGTATATCTTTTTACTTCACGGGAAAGAGTTTCCATTGGATACATTCTTCCATTTCTATTGCAGATATCTCCCTGAAGAAAAATACCTTCAATAAACATTTTTTTGTTAGTACCCTTTCCTTCGACAATAAACTTAATGTCTGATACTTCTTCTGTAATTAATTTCATTGGTTTAATTGGTTTAATTGGTAAATCCTACTTTTGTTCCTTTGACTAAATTACTATCCGCATACACACAATGAGAGGGCATTTTAACAATTTGCTCAACTGATCCGGGTGGTAATGTTATTGAACCAATTCCTGTCCCATTTTGAGTTTCAACAACTGAAACTACATGATTAGAAGTATCAGTATTTACTAAACGAACAACAGTTGCAGAAGTAAAACTAGTTGCAGTACCAGTTGTTACAGGTAAAGCAATTTCAGAACCTAAAATTTTAGTTGTCATTCTTCGCTATCTCCGTTCTCAAATTCATCTTCACTTACTTCATCCTCTTCTATACCAAATAAAGAATTTGCAACAAGTGGTCTAATTTCATCTATTTTTTCTGCAGTTTTTGCAAAAATAGCAGATTTAATTGCACTAGAAATTTCAGAGGGTGAAGAATCTTTAGTTATCAAATCTATAACGTTTTCCATAAATTTATTTTAATATTATACAGATATTTATATTTTTCCTCCTTTTGGTTTTATTTCTGGTACTTGAGTGATAGAACTATTAATATCTGGTTCCATAGGAACTTCGCCAAGTGGATTTTCTATCTGCCCTTCCATACCGTCTTGTTGTGGAATTGGATTTCCATTTTCATCTACAGGTGCATTTGGATCAGGTAATATTCCTTTTTCTATTTCATCTTGAATTTGTATATCAATTTCTATTATTTCAGAATCAGTTTGTCTTAAAATTTTCTTTCTTACATATTCAGTTGAGTAATATTTGCCAATATATGGTTCTATAGTAGTCGCTAGAGTTAATCTATTTGTTAACATTTCAGATTCTTTCAACTCTGCGAATTGATTATCATACAGGAAATCATATTGAATATGATCTTCCATAATTTCCCAATCTTCTGGAGATACTATATTTTTTAATAGTAACTGAGTACGAAGCATGTCATTAAACATACTCGAAAATCTTTTTCTAAGTCTCCCAACAAACTTAGCAAATTTTAATTCATCTCTTAAAATTTCTGATGATCTCCCAAGATTGAAACCAGTGTCTCCAGTAATTCTAGATTCTGGAACATTTAAGGATCTATATAGTTTCTTTTGAAAATATTGAACATCACTCAGTTCTCCTAAATTTTGACCGCCGGGAAGAGTTGTAATTTCTGTTCCTCTTCCACCTTCGCGGCGAGGTAACCAGAAATCTTCCATCATCGACATAAACTTACGATCATCACGAACTTCACCAGTGCTTGCGTCGTAAACAAGTTTATTACGATAGCGAGACATAACTTCTTTAAGGTATTGCTCTGCTTTTACCTTTGGAAGATTACCAACATCGATATAAAAAATTCTTCTTTCTGGTGCTCTAGACAAACGATAGATAACCAAAGAATCCTCAATCATTCTAAGTTGATTGAGTGCTTTTATTGCTTTATGTAAAAATGATAATATAGTACCCTTATTTCTGTCTACTAATCCAGAAGTGCAATAACTTATTGCATCTTTAGTTATTTTTATAGATTTTTGCCTTTTAACACCACCGTAGGAAGAGAGTGGATAATTTGGTGTTGGTGTATATAAAAAATATTCTTCTATCTCTGGAAATTTTATATCTTCAGATTCTGAAAAAATACTTGTATTATTATTCTTTTTATTTTTCTTCTCTTGCTTTACATACTTAATTTTCATCGGATCAATATATCTAATTTCCTGTATTCCCTCCTGAGGATTTTTAACATCTATTACTTTTAAGTAGAATAATCTTCCATCAACATACCAATTTCTAAAAATTTCATGACATTTTCTATCAAAATCCATCATTTCTTTAATGGATTTAAATTCTTTTCTTACTATTTCTTTTAATCTATCGCTAGCATTTAAATTAGATAGTTCTATTTCTACAGGAGAATCATATAAATCACTAACTAAAGCCTCATTTACAATATCCTCAATAGCATTATCACACTCTGGATGTAATGCCATCTCCCTATATCTTTTAATTAAATCATATTCTGTTCTATAAACACCTTCAATGTCTACATACTGTCCATAAAATCCACTTTGTATATAATGATCAACCCCGTCCTCGTTTGATGGAGGAACGGGGGATATTACACTACTGGACTTTTTATCATTATTTTCAATTGAAAAACCAAAAAGTTTTGCCATTTTATAAATGTTGACTTATTATATACTATTTATTACTTATCAATTAATGTCAACTCCACCAGCATCAGGTGAATTTCCTTTAATTGCTTCCCACCAAAGAACTTGAAGTTCTACTTGGAATTCTTCAATTCCTGGTTGATCACTAGAAACTGGAATTGCATTTGTTGAAGTTGGGAACAAATCATACATGTGATATGCTCTCAAAGTTTGACCATTACGATCTAATTGATAGACAAATGCATCTGAAGTATATGTTGTTGGATTAGTTTCGCCAGTTCCATCAGAAACTCTATTAATTTTATTAATCCAATTTTCAAATGCAGATCTAATAGAAAAGTCAGTATCATTAATTATAGTAACAGTCCAACTTTCAAAAGATCTGTCTCCAGCAACTTTCAAAGTACGTCCTCTAAATGGAACATCTATAAATGCAATTTGAGATGCTGGAAGAGCAGCAGCCTTAACTAAAAATCTAGATTTTTCTAAGGTTGTACTATCTGTCTTTGCGATGTCTGGGAAAGATAATACCACTTCAAAAAGGTTACTTCTTGCACCCCCACCAATTAACTGACTTTTGAAGTCAGTAATTTTTCTAAGTGAAGGTGGATTAAATTGAGTTCTTGTTGCCATGATTGTTTAACCTCTAGATTAGAAATTTCCGATTACTTCTTCAAAAGCAACACCAGTTCTAGTTGCAATGAAGGTCAGACCAATAAAGTTGATTGACTTTGTTGGTTTAATGTAAATATCCGCAACAAACTCGTTAGCATCAATAACTGCAGGAGTGTTATTAGTTTCGTCGCAGACAACAACATAATCAAATATACCTCTCTTAGATTGTACGTCTCTTAAGAATGGTTCAATGATATTGACAAAGTTTGTTCGTGTTAATTCATCATTAAATTCAAAGAGTTGATCCTTTGCTGCCGCAGATATAGCTTTTTCAAGATAAACAAATAATCTCCTCACATTAATTCTATCAAAGGCAGATGACTTTCCAAATCCAGTTTTATCGCCAAAGAGAACTATCCCATCTCCAGGTGACAAAATAACTGGATTAACTCTATTACTATAAAGTCTGTCTCTTTGTATTTTTCCTGGATTGTACGCAAGTTTGATAGCATTCAAGATTGCTCCTCTTGTAGTTCCCGCTGGAGAGAACCATGGGTAACTGTTTAGATCATTTCTTGCACAACACCCTGCAATATCACCATTTAATGGAATATATCTATAAGTACCATTAAATCTGTCATACATGTACTTGTATCCACTGTCAAACACTGCATATGTTGAAGATGTTATCGGAGCATAAAAACTAATTATGTTCTCAGTAATTGTATCAATACTTCTAATGGTATCTGCTGTTTGTGAAGATGTATCAGTAATTGCCGATCCTCTATATGGTGAAATAAATGCAATTGTATCTTTTCTAGATTCTGCGACTGCAATCAATTTATTTGCTAATGCCTGAGCCTCTTCTTTAGCATATCCTGCAGAACCCATAAGTAAAAAGTCAATACCTTCTTCTTCTTCTCCTACAAATTTATCATAACCACCAATTATATCAGAAAGAGAAGGTGCTAAAGATCCACTTACGTCTAGGGCTTCACCTCCATCATAATTTTTTCCACCACGCAATGACAAATCACGCGCTCCAGATCCGGCAAAAATAATATCTTGTGCTTCTTGATCCCACCCAGTGTCAGTTGCAAGTTCAAATCCTTCACCAAATCCAGTAGTTACAACTCCTGTAGGAGAAGAACCTCCAAAAATGTATTGTGATCCGGTTGTTAAATACCTTCTCCAGTAAGAGGGACTTCCAAATGAATAAACAGCATCTTTTGCCTTAGAAAGACCTAGATGCTTTTCTAATATTGTACCGGCATTTCCAGTAACCTTACCTTCATCATCAATAACTATGATATGCAGTTCATCAAATCTGGAATTTCTTCCTGCAGCAAACTCCGAAGTACCTGGTCTTGGAGCGAGTACGTTCCAAGAAATTTGAGTTCCGGATGTAAGAGTAACTTTTTGGTTGTCAAACCAATCTGATTCATTTAAGTAAGTTACTGATGTGAATGAGACCGATTGACCAGTAGTGTGAATCGCTACAGTTGAATTATCTGCAAAATTATAAACACCTAAAGGTTGGTAATCCACAGGAGTTTCCGTTCCTGCCGCAGAAACATGACTTACTACTTTTACATTAACAAGACTAACTCCAATTCCCGTAATAACACCTTTTAAATAACCATCCAAAACTGAAGTAGATCCTGCTCCAGGTGAAATATTTGAAATTGCTTGGGTTACACCATATCCTACTTGTACTCCAGTGGTAGTAAATCCTGATAAAATTTGATCTGCCTGAGCATCAATAATGGAAACCTTTATACCATTTGCCCAAGATCCAGGATTTTGTGCAAGTACTGTTACATCTGGAATAATGTTATCTAAATATCCCAATTCAGTATAATGTTCTAAACTTTTTACTTTTATTGAAGTAATTCCTGCTGATGCATTTCTTAACTTTGAACTATCTGCTCTAACAACTTGCATGGTTCCACCATATGCAAGATAAGATGAAGCAACCATCCAATGCTCATAGTGCTTATCTGCAGAATATGGTCTACCAAAAGTATTTAATAAATCATTCTCACTTTCAATTAAAACTTGTTCATCTACTGGTCCTTTGGCAAATGGTGCTGAGAGTGCTCCTACGGAAGCAGATAATGGATCTATTCTTCCGATAGTTAAATCAACTTCTCTTATTAAAATTCCAGGAGATGCTAAATTTAGTGGCATCTTTATTCTCCTACAAGTCCAGAATTATCTAAAAATATTTATAAATTCCTTCCTTTTAAGATCTATCTATATTCCCACATATATGATCTGTCTCCGTATTCATCAATATTCCAAACTTCTAAAGCATGATTTTCTTTATCATTTCCAGCCCATATCCATCGTTCTTCATTTTTCGTTTCATTAATAATAGAGTCGAAATCATCTAAACCATCTGAAATAAATCCAAATGGTGACATATCCTGCTCAATCTGATTTCTTTGTTCTTCATAAATTCTTTTACGGACATCATTATCCGTCATTTCTTTAAAATAATCTTGCGCAACTAACCAAGAAAATATAACAAGACACATTGCCAAATCATCATTACATCCTTCTTCAGCCTCAAAAGAATTATGCTTTTGAGTAAACGTAGTTAATTCACTAATAATATCATAATCATTTACTAAGAGTTTATCATCTTCCAATAAAGTTTTTAAGTTAGAACACCCCAACTTCTTTACTGAAGCTGTCATACGAACACCAAGTTGAGATTTTTTACCACTAAATCCAGACCCAACTATTTGTCCTGCTCTACCTCTCATAGAGCACATTAAGATATTGTCATACTCCAAATCAAAATGTAAAATATTAGCAACTTGATCACCAATATCATTTACCTCAATCAATAACCAAGCATCATTATACGCTGATGCAACTTCATTAATTATACTTGGAAATAACATTGGTTTTATTTCATTATTTCTATATTTTGCTACAGATTTATATGGAAAGTTTGTAATATCAAAAACAACAAATGCTGAATAATCATTACCTATACCTCTTGCAACGTCAACTGTAATTAAGTAATTATTTTCTTCAATTGGATCTTCATATATGTCTAATCCCGCATTTTTCTTTAGTGGATCATCATAGACAAGATTTTTAAGTTTTGATGGATTTATAAGAGTATTGATTGATCCTAAAAACTCACATTCAAACTCAGTTTTAAATTGCTGCTCAGAAGTATTTGCAATCGTTTGTAATTTCCAAGCTTCGTCTCTACCTGGAACTTCAGACCAGTGAACATCTGTTGGAATATATTCATTCTTTCCCTTTTCTGAATCATGCCACATTCTATAAAAATGATTCATACCGCGAGGGGTAGAAACAATAATTACTTTTGTACTCTGACCAGATGATATTGTTGGATAAACAGAAGCGAAGAAGTCGTCAGCAATATGGTTGGGAATAAACGCAAATTCGTCTAAGAAAATTACATTATATGAACCACCACGAACTGCTGATGCTGAAGTTGAAGCGGCAAGAATTTTTGAACCATTTTCTAATTCTAATGAACCTCTATTCCAAGATATAATTCCTTGCTGCATCCACTTAGGTAAATTTTCATAGGCAAGTTGCAATCTTCCAAGAAGATCTCTTGCTGTTGATGCTTTGTTTGCTAAGATTGCGATGTTAACATTATCGTTAAAAACAGCGTAATGTAAAAGATATGATACACAAGTAGTAGACTTACCAGTCTGACGTGGCATCTTACAAATATTAAATCTATTATCATGGAAATTTTTAATTAGTTTTTCTTGAAATGGATACATTTCAAATGGCACTAAACCATGATCAAGAGACACAATCTTAATATAATTTCTAGCAAAGTAAACTGGATCTTCTTTGCATTTGAGAAACTCAATAATTTGTTCCTCAGTAAATTCAATCTGAGTATTTGCTTTTTTTAAATTTGGATTACCAAGATAAACTTCACTCATAAAAATTACCTACTAATTTCTTCCCAGTCCAGTGAAGCAAAAACATCAGCACCAGCAGTATCTGATGCACATACCAGT